GATTACCGTGAGGCGAAACGTCTTGAAAAATACAGCCGGGTGCGGTATCATGAAGATGGTACGGTTGTGGTGACGGACTGCTGGACAGAACATCGGTCTATCCCGAACCAATATCGCCCCAATGCGGTTGTGCAAACGCAGTTTCCCAGCCAGCAGATCGACCGGATTTTCTATGACCCTCAAGGAAAAATGGTCCGGCAGGTACATAGCGGAGACCACAAATCGCCCAAGCAGCATCCATATGGTCTGCATGGAGAACATGCGCACGATTTTGTTCGGGATGAAAACGGAACGATTGTAGACCGAACCCGGCGTGAGCTGACGGAGGAAGAACGGAAGGAGAACCGTGATATTCTATGAAAAGAACTCTGCATGAGCTGCGGGAATATGCCTTAAGTCTTGTGGATGATATTGAATTTACATGGAATGGAATCCATGGGCTCATCGTGCCATATAACAGACAAAAATTTATCCTCACGGTCAACGACCCAGACGGTCTCAGTGAAGAGTTTCACGATATAGATGAACTTCTGACTGCACACCTTTTAGACGGACACTCTCTGTCTGAGGTGTGCGAAAAAGCGGATTTCTGGAGGTAAGCTATGACGGCACAGATGATTCGCGCCATTGAGGCAGCACTGATTCAGGGGCACCGGGTCCAGCTCAAGCAGATGAAGGATGGCTCGGTAAAGGTGCAAATCGTCACACAAAAAGAACTGAAATTGTAACCCACACCTGAATGGACAGGGTGGAAGGACCAATCGGGGTCGGCTTGTAGGAGCTCCTACAGGCCGGCCCCATTTTTGTTTGGAGGTGACACCATTTGCTTACCTACTATGGTACCCAGCTGAGTCCCCACATGGACAGAACGCCGGAGGGGTATCTCATTTGCCGGGATGTGCCCATTGCCCGGACGGGCCCACAGGAATATCTGGCCGGGGAACTGGGGCTGGAGGGGGACCCGGAGCGGGTGGTGGTGGTCAACCGGTACCCGGAGGACGTCTTTGAAGCGGCGGCAATGGCCAGTTTTGAGGGCAAGGACGTAACCCAGGGCCACCCGCCGGAGCAAGTAGGGCCGGAGAACCACGCAAACTACTCCAGGGGGCATATACAGCAGGTCCGCCGGGAGGGGGATAGGCTGGTAGCGGACCTGCTGATTAAGGACGCCAACCTGATTTCCGACGTAGAGAGCGGAATGCTGCGGGAGGTGTCCTGCGGGTACCTGTGCGAGTACGTCCCGGAGGGGGCGGGGTACAGGCAGACTAAGATTCGCGGCAATCACGTGGCGGTGGTCCTCAGGGGCCGGGCCGGACACGAGGTAGCGATACAAGACGCCGCCCAAGGGGCGGAGAAAGGCAGGAAGTACATGGGTAAATTTTCAGAGGCCATCCTGAACGCCCTTGGCATGGCGGCGCAGGAGGCGCAGACCCCGGAAGAGGTCCAAGGACTGGTGGCCACCGCCGCCAAGGCCCTGGACGCGGCCCCCGAGGGCCAGAAGGAGGCTCCCCCGCCCGCTGGGGACAAGGAGGCTCCCCCCACCTGGGACGGGATGGTGGAGCGGGCCCCCAAGGGGGACGATTTGGGGAGCAAGCTGGACAAGGTCCTTGCGCTGCTCACCGCCCTCCAGCACAAGGACGGACAGGAGGAAAAGACCCTTCGGGACGAGGGGGACCTGGACAGCCTCATTGAGAAGCTGGCCGGGAAGGGGCACGGAGAGCCGGAGGCCTCGGTCACAATCCCAGCGGATGAAATGGCGGACATGTCCCCGGCGGCCAAGGACGCGGCGGTGTCTCTGCTGCGGAAGGTCCGCCCCGCTGTGGCGGCAATCCAGAACGAAAAGGAGCGCTCCCAGGTGGTGGACGCGCTGCTGTCCACTATGCAGGGGCCCGACGTGCTGGGCCGGGTGATGCAGGCTGCAGCGGCCCACGCCCGCAGGGCCGCAGACACAGCCCCCAGTTTTGAGATCATTTGCCGGGAGTCCGAGGCCGCCTACGCCGCCCGGAACCCCCACAAGAAAAAGGAGGATGCATGATGGGACTGACCCCCCAGAACATCGGCAAGACCATGCCCCACGGTTACGCGGGCTCCTACGCCCGGCAGCCGGATATGATTGTGAACACCCGCCCCGCAGGCGGAGCCGTCCCCTTCGGCGGGGCCCTCAAGTATGACGCCGCAGGGGCGGTGGTCCCCATGGGCGCGGGGGATACCGCCGCCGCCTTTGTGGGCGTGGCCTCCCGCCAGGTCAAAAGCGCTCTGTTTTACCTGGAGCAGAACGTGGGCTCCTACGCCCAGAGGGAAGCCGTCCCCGTGTTCCAGCGGGGGTGCATCAACGTCCGGTGCAATGTGGGCGTTCCCAAGCTGGACGGTCAGGTCTATGTCCGCGTGACGGCCAACGAGGCCGTGCCTGCCGGTGTGGTGGGCGGCTTTGAGGCTGTGGCCGACGCCGCCAATACGGTGGAGCTCACCAACTGCCGTTGGGCGGGCCCCGCCGACGCCAACGGTGTGGCGGAACTGCGCATTCTCACCATGAACCAGGCTTAAAGGAGGGAAAAGCAATGGCTTATCAGAATGTCGGCACCTTTGACGCGGGGATTATCCAGGCAAAGGGCGGGGCCCCTTCCGGCGGCACGCCCACGATGGACGCGGCGGGCATCGCCTCCGGCCAGGCGTTCCTGGTCTCCGAACTGGAGAAGCGGGACCCCCTAATCCGCAAGCCCCTCACCAGTATCACCTATCCCCGTGATATTGTCGTCAAGTCCGGCGGCGGGTGGGTGGACTACGTCTCCGCCCAGTCGGTGGGCTACGGCATCACCGGCGGCTCGGGGGAGAGTCCCGTTCAGGCCGGGGGCTCCAACGGCCTGCCCATCGTTCAGGCTAACCTGGACAAGGGCATGTTTAAGGCCCATACCTTCGCCGCCGCCCTGCGGGTGATGTGGGTGGATATGCAGAAGGCCAACTACATCGGCCGGTCCCTGGACCAGATGCTTCAGGATGGAATGCGCAGGGCCTACGACAAGCACATGGATGAAAACGTCTATACAGGTCTTCCCGCCTATGGCACCACGGGTCTGGTGAACCACCCGGATGTGACGGAGACCACCGTAGCCTCCAATGGGGCGGACGCCCCCTCCACCAAATGGGAGAACAAGACCAAGGAACAGATTCTAGCGGATGTGAACGCCGGCATTACCGCCGTCTGGGCGGCGGCGGAGTACGACGAGGACGCCATGCCCAACCACATCCTGCTCCCCTACGAGCAGTACGCCTACATTCTCAACACCATGGTCACCGATTTGGCCACCGAGACCATTTTGGATTTTATCCTCAAGAACAACGTGGCCGCAAAGAACGGCAAGAGCCTGTATGTGGGCGCGGTGCGGTGGTGCAAGGGGGCGGGTACCGGGGGGAGCGACCGGATGGTCATCTATGTCAACCATGAGCGCTTTCTCCAGGTGGAAGAGCTGGTCCCCCTGAGCCGGGCCCTGAGCCAGCCCAACGCCGCCCATTTCTGCTATGACACCGCCTACGCGGCCAACCTTTCTGAGGTGGAGCTCTTTTATCCCCAAACCATGATGTACTTCGACGGCATTTGAGGGGGGTGGAAGTATGTTTGCGGTATCGAAACGAAATATCCTCCTGCCCGGCCCCAACGGGGAACGGTTTTTTCTGAAAAAGGACTGCGTGGGCCCTGTGCCCGGCTGGGCGGAGCACTCCAGCTATTTTCAGGCGCTGGTGGAGGACGGGAAGGTGATTCTCTCCGCCAGCGGCACAGACAAGGACTTCTCCCAAAAGGAGAAGAAGCCGAAGCATGTGGCCGGGTAAGCCGCAGTTTTGGGGCGTCCAGGCGGCAGCGGCCAACCTGGGCTATGGCCAGGGGGCCTATACAGCGGAGATGTTCCAGGCGGACTTTCCCCAGTTTTTCAGTAAGGGCTCAGAGGAAGCCCCCGCAGTCTCCCTGGTTCCTCCCGCCATGCTGGAGGAACTGATCTGCCAGGCCAACGCCGCCATTCAACCGGACAAGTGGCTGGAGGGATGGAGATATGCCTGCGGGTTGTATGCGGCCCACTATGCCACGCTCTATCTGCGCACCTACGCGGAGGGCTCCGACAGCCCCGCCCAGGCGGCGGCCAGCGGGGCCATGGTGGGGGTGGTGCAGTCGGCCAAGCTGGGGCAGGACAGCATTACCTACGACACCAGCGCCCTGACCCGCGCCACAGAAGCCTGGGGAGATTTGAACGCCACTCAGTATGGCCAGCTTTTGGCCGCACGGGCCAGGCTGGCGGGTATGGGAGGGAGCTATGTGCTGTGAACTTTCAGGACTGGTACACCGACCGGATGGACCTTTACCGGGTCCAGGCAGTCCGGGACGGGGCCCTGACCCGGCATGAGCGGGTATTGCTGCTGGAGGGGGTCCCGTGCCGCCTCTACCAGGCGTCCGGGTCTGCCCTGGATATGGGTCAGACAGCGGCCTCCGTCCGGCAAAAGGACTGGGTGCAGTGCGGCAACGAGGTGGACGTGCAGGCCGGAGACGAGCTGCATATCCGCCGTGGGGCTGGGCTGGGGAGAACGGCGGCGGCGCTGCGGGCCTTTGCGGCGGAGCCCAACCACTTTTTTGAGCCCTTTGGGGCGGTGCTCCCCGGTCTGGCCCACCAGGAGATACCCTTGGTACAGGAGGAATGGTTGAAGGGAGGGATTCAGGATGACGCTTCAGGAGCGGGTGGAGGGATTGAAACGGGCACAGGCACAACTGCCTGACCTCCTGGCGGACATTGCCCAGGAGGCCACACGGCGGGCGGTGGAAAAGGCCGCCGGACTGACGCCGCCCACAGGGGGCGATTTGAGCGGAACGAACACCCGCACCGGGGAGCTGAAGCAGCACTGGGCGGCGGACAGTGAAATTATTCCAGTCCGGCAGGGCGCCGACTGGGTAACCATTCTGGCCAACGACAAGGAGTACGCCTCCTACGTGGACCAGGGGCACCGGATGGACCGGCACTTTGTTCCAGGGCTGTACGTCAACCCGGAATCTGGGCTGCTGGAGTACGACCCGGCTGCCAAGGTGGGCCTGATTGTGGGCGCCAAGACCCCTTATGTCCCCGGTGTTTACATGGTGGACGCCGCCAAGGAGGAATACCGGCGGGCGGTGCAGGAGGGTTCTTGCCGGTTGGAGGGGCTGCTGGAATGACCTTTACGCTCTCAGCTGTGGCCCGTTCCCTGGCGGAGACGATGGCCCCCGTGCTGCCGGGGGTGGCCTTCTACGAGGACCCCAACCAGCAGGACAGCCAAATGCCCTGCGCCTTTCTCCAGCAGCGGTACGCTTACATGGAACTGCGTCCGGGGAAGCGCTGGCTGCGGCGGATTGGGCTGGACTTGACCTATCTGGAGGACTATCACCGGCCCGACCTCCAGCGGCGCTATCAGGCGGCGGCGGAGGCCCTGGATTTGGTGTTGGAAACCTTCCCCTACTCCGACGGGACGGCCTCCACCCTCCTGCGGGCCTATGAGCGGGAGTGGCGAATCGACGCCGGCGCTTTGCATTACAAGTTTGAGCTCAAGCTGTGGGTGACCCGGCCGGAACACGCCATCCCTATGGGCTTGATGGAATCTTACACGGAGGTGGTATCTTAAAATGGCAGAAACGAAAGCAAAACCCAAAACTGTCCGCTGTCCCACGGAGCAGCTTTTGCGCAGCAAAGCACTGGCGGGATATCAGAAGGACTTTGCCTCGGTGCTGCTGCCAGGACCGGAGTATACCGTGGAGGAAGCCCGGAGCATCCTGGACCAATTTTTCAAAAAGGCAGGCGAGCGCTGATGGCGGGAGGAAACTGGAGCGCCCAGAACAAGGTCCGTCCGGGCGTGTATATCAATTTCAAAAGCGAAGGAGCGCCCCCTGTGAACCAGGGCGTGCGGGGGACGGTGGCGATTGCCAAGGCCCTGAGCTGGGGGGAGCCCGGCAAGGCAGTGGAAATCGCCGCCGGGGCGGATGTGACGCCCTATGTGGGCGTACCCCTCACGGACCCGGGCGCGCGCTTTCTGCGGGAGATGTTCAAGGGTACCAACGTCACAGGAGGGCCCGTCAAGGTCCTGCTGGTCCGGCTGGAGGCCGCTGGAGCGGTCAAGGCTGCGGGGACCATCGGTACAGAGGAAACCGCCGTCACGGTGACGGCCCGATACCCCGGCGTGCGGGGCAACGACCTGTCTGTCGCCGTCACGCCGGATGTGGATGAGGCCGGCCGCTTCACGGTCTCCACTCTGGTGGGCGGGCAGATTGTGGACATGCAGCAGGTCCGGACGGCGGCAGAGCTGGCGGCCAACGGCTGGGTTACCTTCTCGCAAACGGGCACGCTCACCGCTGCGGCGGGGGTGACCCTCACCGGGGGAGCCGACGGGACTGTGGAGCCCTCCGCCTACGCCGCCGCCCTGGAGGTCCTGGAGCCCTGCTCGTTCGATATCCTGGCCTATGACGGCACGGATAAGACGGTACAGGCGGCGATGATCGCCTTTGTCAGGCGTCTGGCCCGACAGGAGGGGAGGTACGCCCAGCTGGTGACCGCCGGGGCCCAGAGCGCCGACAGCCCCTTTGTCATCAGCACCAACAGCGGTGTGGTGTTGGAGGACGGTACGCAGCTGACTGCCAACCAGGTAGTCTGGTGGCTGGCGGGAGCCCAGGCGGGGGCTCAGTACGCGGACAGCCTGACCTATGCCGCCTATCCCGGCGCGGCAGACGTGGAGCCCCGGCTGACCAACGACCGGATAGAAGAAGAGATTCTGTCCGGCAATCTCGTGTTGGTCCGGGAGTTTGACCGGGTGCGGATTGAGACCGATATCAACACCCTGACCACCTACACCCCTGATACCGGTCAGGTATTTCACAAAAACCTCACCATGCGGGTGTGCGGCAGTCTGGCCAACGACATTTACCGGGAGTTTTCCCTGAATTATCTGGGAAAGGTCAAGAACAACAGCCAGGGCAGAGGGCTGTTCCAGGCGGCGGTTCTGGGGTATCTGCGGACCATGTACGAGCGCGGCGCGCTGCGGGAGCGGCCCACCGGGGCCGGCGTGACCGTGGAGCCCGGGGCGGCGGCGGACAGCATCGTGGTGACAGCGGCCCTCCAGATTGGGGACGCCGTAGAGAAGGTCTATCTGACCGTCGCCGTATCCTAAGGGAGGGAGCGTATGAGCTATTTATTGGAACGGGACACCCTAAACGGCGCGGCCGGCAAGGCGGTCCTCATCCGGGACGGCCAGGTTCAGGAGCTGTTTGGGGCCAAGAACGTCAAGACTCAGGCGGAGATTACCTCTTCCGACATGAAGGTGGTGGGCACCAAAAGGACCCAGCAGAAGCCGGGAGCGGTGAAGCAGACCGGCACCATGACGGTCTATTATGGCACCCCCCTGTTTTTGGAGATGATGGCGGAGTATGTCCGAAACGGGTCCATGCCCTACTTCAATTTGCAGACCACCAACGACGACCCCACCGCCACGGTGGGGGCCCAGGTGGTGGCCTATTACAACTGCAAGCTGACCGGAACGGTCCCCCTGTCCATCCTGGACGCGGAGGCGGACATGCTGACCATGGACCTGAGCTTCAGCTATGAGGATTTTGAGGTCCTGTCCAGCTTCCGCGCCCCTACAGAGACGGGTACATGAAAAAGGAGTGTTTGACATGAACTTGAGCGCATTTTTGAACCCGGCCCAGGAGGCGCTGCCCCAGGAGGTTGTGATCTCCCGCCGCTTCCGCCGGGAGGACGGGACGCCCGCCCCCTTTACCATCCGCCCCATCACCCAGATGGAGAACGACGAGCTGGTGCGCAAGTCCACCCGCCGCCTCAAGCAGAACGGGCAGCTTGTGGAGACACTGGACAAAACCGAGTATGGACGCCGGTTGGTGGTGGCGGCCACAGTGGAGCCGGATTTCTCCCACGAGGAATTGTGCAGGCGCTATGGGACCCTGGACCCCCTGGAGGTGCCCGGGCGGATGCTTCTGGTGGGAGAATTTGCCCGGCTGTCCGACGCCATTCTGAAGCTGTCCGGTCTGGACAGCGACGCGGAGGAAGAGGCAAAAAACTCCTAGACCGGGGGGACGCGGACACCTTGCTTGCCTACTACATGGCCGTCAACCACGGCTGGAGGCCCAGCCAGGTGGCCGGACTTCCCACCCGGGAAAAGATGTTGCTGACGCAGTTTGCGTGCAGAGAGATGCGGGCCCGCCAGCGGGCGAAGGAGGGGACGTAGATGGCGGCCATACGGGAGACGCTCACCCTTGCGGACCAGTTTTCCGCCACGCTAAACCGGTATCTCTCCCTCCTTCAGCGCTCGGCCTCCGCCGGTCGGGCGGCGGCGGACAGTCAGAAGGGCATGGAGACCGCCGCAAAAGGGGCGGGGGGCGCGCTGGAGCAGATGGCCCGCTCTGCGGAGGGCACCGCCCAGTCCATGGAGGACGCGGGGCGGCACACCCAGAGGCTGGTGGATTCCTGTGACCGGGTCTCCGCCGCCCAGGAGCGGGTCAACGGGAAAATGCGCCAGGGGGCGGGTGCTGCGGACAATCTGATGGGGAAAATTCTGGGGCTGGCGGGGGCCTATGTGAGCCTGCGCGGGGTGCAGGCGTTTGCCGGTCTGGCGGACGCCCACACCCAGACCGCCGCCCGGCTGGAGCGGATGAACGACGGACTCCAGACCACTGCGGAGCTTCAGGACCTGATTTACCGGTCCGCCCAGCGCTCCCGGGGAGACTACCAGGAAACGGCAGACATGGTGGGCAAGCTGGGGACCCTGGCCGGGGAGGCCTTTTCCTCCAACCGGGAGCTGGTGGCCTTTGCCGAGCAGCTCAACAAGCAGTTCGCCCTGGCGGGAACCGGCGCCCAGGGCATACAGGCGGCTATGCTCCAGCTCACCCAGGCTATGAGCTCCGGCGTGCTGCGGGGGGAGGAATTGAACTCCGTCTTGGAGCAGGCCCCCGCCATTGCCCAGACCATCGCCCGGCATATGGGCGTGACCGTGGGAGAAATGCGGGAGCTGGCCTCCCAGGGAAGGATTACCTCCCAGGTAGTCAAGGAGGCGCTGCTGGGGGCGGCGGCGGAGACCGACGCGGCCTTTGAGCGGGTGCCCCTGACCTTCTCTCAGGCGTGGACCATGGCGGGCAATGCCGCCGTCAAGTCCATGGAGCCCGCCCTGGAGCGGCTCAACGGCCTTCTGAACAGTGCGCTGGGACAGAGGGCCGTCAACGGCCTGATTGCGGGACTGGAGATGCTGGGCGGCGCGGCGGTGAGCGTCATTGACCTGCTGGCGGGCGGAGCCCAGTGGGTGGCGGACAACTGGGACCTGGTGTCTGCGGTGCTGCAATTCGCCGGAGGGGCTATGCTGGCCTTTGCGGCGGTTTCGGTGGCCTCGGCGCTGGCGTCGGCGGGGGCGTGGGCAATCGCGCACTTGCCGCTGCTCCTGCTCGCCGCTTTGATTGGCGCGGCGATTGTGGCCATGTACGCCGCGGGCATGACCAGCGAAGAGGTCGGCGCACACATCGGAGGGGTGCTCGGCGGGCTGTACGCTTTTGGCTATAACCTGGTTGCGGCGGGCTGGAATCTCATCGCCGCATTTGCCGAGTTTTTTGCCAATGTTTTCGATAACCCTGTGACCGCCATTGCCAACCTGTTCCTGGGGCTGTTTAATTTCATCATGGACGTGGTGAGCAACGCCGCCGGGGCCATTGACGCTTTGCTGGGGTCCAACATCTCCGGCGCGGTCCGGGGATTCCAAAACAATGTGAACGATTTTGTGAAGGGCATATTTGGGGAAAACGAGAACAAGGTGGAGCGCATGACCCCCATCCAGTACGAGGACGCCATCCGGGACTTCTCCCAGGCGGGGGCCGGTATGGGGCGGGCGCTGGACAATTTCCAGCTCAACGACATCCTCGGCGGCTTTACCGGCGGCGGGGGAGATTTTTCCGGTATGCTCAACGCCTCCAGCATCCCGGACAGCCTGGAGGCCATCAAGGGGGACACCGGAGCCATCAAACGCAGTGTCGCCCTGTCGGAAGAGGACAGGAAGCTCTTTGTGGACATGGCGGAGCGGCAGTATGTCAACAAGGTCAACCTCACCGCCCAGACCCCGGTCATCACCATCAACGGCCAGAACACCGGCGATACGGCGGAGGATTTGCAGTGGCTGGAGAACGCCTTGCAGCGGATTTTGCTGGAGCAGGCGGCCAGCCACACCGATTTGAGCTATCAATAGGGGGGAGCGGCATGGAAAACCGGTATGGACTCTATCTCTCCCGGGACGGGACGACCCTCCGCTTTCCGGTCAACCCGGAGAGCTACAAAATCAACCGGGACAGCGACAACGGGACGTACAATGTGCTGGGCGTGGGACCCATCATGGTCCCCCGGACGCCTAAGCTCCAGGTGATTACCTGGTCCGGGCTCCTGCCCGGCCGGCCGGAGGGGGGCGTGGTCACGGCGGGCCGTTTCCAGCCGCCGGAGTTCTACATCCGCTTTTTGCAAGCGGCCATGGACGAGCGGACTGCGGTGCGCTTTGTGGCCAACCGCTGCCTGGAGGACGGCGCGCCCCTCTTTGACACCAACCTGGAGGTCCTGGTGACCGCCTTCCATACCGAAGAGCGGGGCGGAGAGACCGGGGATTTTTATTATGAGCTGGGTCTGACGGAATACCGGGACTACTCCGCTAAGACTGTCATCCTCCGCCAGCCGGAGGCGGGGCAGGCTGTGGAGGCCGCCGCAACGCCCACCCGCGCCATTCCCGCCGGGCGGCTGACAGTGGGGCAGGACGTGATTGTCAACGGGAATTATTACTACTCCAGCTGGGGCGCGGAGCCCCACGGGACTTTTTCCGGCTTTCAGGGAAAAATTTCCCGCATCATCACCAACGACCCCCGGCGGGCCTGCCCCTACCACATCACCACCCCGGCGGGCGGGGCCCGAGGCTGGGTAAAGCGGGAGCAGATTCAGGGGGCGGGCGCATGACTTGTGAGCTGATTCTGCTGAACAAGGACAGCGGACGCAGCTGGGACATCGCCCCGCAGGTCCAGAGGGTCACCTACACCACCAACCGCACCGGCTCACCTGGAACCTTGAAATTTACGGTGAATGCCTCCGGCATTTCCTTCCTTGAGGGGGATGTGGTGCGCTTCTCGGTGAATGGGCAGGTGGTCTTTCTGGGGTGGGTGTTCACCAAGTCCAGGGACCGCTATGCCGTCATTGACGTGACCTGCTATGACCAGCTGCGGTACCTGAAGGCCAGCGCCAGCTATTGCTTTGTGGGCCGCACCGCCGGGCAGATTCTTACGGAGATTGCCCAGGACTTCCAGCTCTCCACCGGTGTGCTGGAGGACACCGGCTACGCCATCCCCACCCTGATTCGGGAGGACAAGAGCTGCCTGGATATTATCTCCGCCGCCCTTGAGCAGACCCTCCTGGCCACCGGAAGGCTGTATACCTTCTTTGACGACGCCGGGGCCCTCTCCCTCCGGGAGGCGGGGGGCATGGTGGCGCAGGGGGTGGTGGGCGAGGGCTCCCTGCTGCTGGACTACACCTACAAGACGGACATCGACGAGCACACCTACAACTCCGTCAAGCTGGTGCGCCCCAACGAGGCCACCGGCAGAGGCGAGGTATTCCAGGCGGTGGACAGCGCCAACATCGCCCGCTGGGGGCTGCTCCAGCACTACCAGAGTGTGGACGAGGCCCTCAACGACGCCCAGGCCGCCGCCAAGGCCCGGTCGATGCTGGCCTACTACAACCGCCGTTGGCGGAGCCTGAAGGTGAAGGCCCTGGGCCTGACGGGCCTCCGGGCGGGGCAGATGCTCCTGATGGACGTGCCCCGGCTGGGGGACATTGACCTTCACGCCCTGGTGCTGCTGGAGAAGGTGTCCCATACCTTCGAGAACGACGTACATACCATGGACCTGGAGGTCCGGGAATTGGGGGTATAGATTGTGGATTTGATTGATACCATGCACCGCCTCACGGAGCAGTCCCTGGGGGCCTACGGCCTGGCCGATATGGCGGTGGGGACCGTCACCAAAACGGCTCCGCTGGAGGTTACAGTACGAGAGTCTATGGCCCCCCTGCCGGAGCAGGTGCTGTGGCGCACGGCGGCGGTGATTGAGAAGAAGCTCCCTGTGCTGAGGCACGCCCACACCACCCGGGGGTTTCGGCACAGCCACGCCGTCTCTGGCCTGAGCCATGCCCACGGCCTGCCGGAACTGGCGCACACCCACGACACCCAGGAGGGGGCCACCGGCAGCGCCCTGGGCGGTTCCCGTCAAACCCAGGCCGGTCTGACCGGAGACTACCCCACAGCCGAGGCCCTGACACCGGACGCCTATACCTCCGACGAACAGCTCATGGACCTGTGCTGCTATGAGGACGGCAAGCCCCTGCCAGTGGAGGACGGGTATATGATCCTCAACCGGGGGCTTGCCGTGGGGGACAAGGTGCTGCTGCTCCGGGTGCGGCGCGGGGAGCAGTTTCTCATTTTGTCCCGGATTTTTGGGAGGGGGGACGGAGCGTGACGGTGCTGCCCCAAGCGGATTTCGATTTTTCCGCCGGTATGGTCGTGCGGGACCGGCCCTCCCTGACCTGGCAGAAGGACCCGGCGACCCTCCGCCTGCGGGGCCGCTGCGACAATTATGAGGCTGTCCGTCAGGCGGTGGAGGCCATCGTCAACGTAGAGCGCTTCCGCTGGCAGATTTACTCTCCCAACTTTGGCATGGAGCTGGACGGTCTGCTGGGCGCCGAGCCGGGCTATGCGGCCTCCGAGCTTCGGCGGCGGCTGTCCGACGCCTTCCTGCCGGACAGCCGGATACTTGGAATCGCAGATTTTTCGTATTCCTTTCAGGATTCTGTCCTCTCCGCCTCCGTTACGGTCAACACCGTGTTCGGGCCGGTGAGCGTCCCAGTGGAGGTGCCCTTGTAATGCTGGATTTTTCCAATCAAACCTGCCGGGCCCTGCTGGAGGCGATGCTGAACCGGGTGAGCGATACCCTGGACAAGCGGGAGGGCTCCATGATTCAGACGGCCCTTGGGGCGGGGGCCTATGCTCTGGAGGACTTCTATCTGGACCTGGACAAGGTCCAGCGGGGCGGGGCCATTCCGACCGCTGTGGGGGAGGACCTGGACAACTGGGCGGCAATCGCCAATGTGGAGCGCTATCCGGCCTCCCCGGCGGTGCGGCTGGGGGTGTTTGAGCCGGAGACCGTGCCCATCGGGGCCCGGTTTTCCACCATCGACGGCGGGGACAGTGTCAATTTCACGGTCACGGCCCAGGAGGGACCGGGGCGGTACCGGCTGACCTGCGAGACGCCGGGGGAGATTGGCAGCCGCTATACCGGGCCCATCCTCCCCATTACGGTCATTCCGGGGCTGGCCAGCGCCCGCCTCACCGATATCCTGGTGCCCGGCGACGACACCGAGACAGATGAGGCGCTGCGGGCGCGGGTGATCTCCGCCCTGCGGGAGCGGCCCTTTGGCGGCAATGTGGCCGATTACAAGCGGGTGGTCCGGGCCATCGACGGCGTGGGGGATCTCCAGGTCTACCCCACCTGGAACGGTGGGGGCACGGTCAAGCTGTCCATCCTCGGCGCGGACTGGATGCCCGCCTCCCAGCAGCTGGTGGAGGCAGTGCAGAACGCCGTGGACCCGCCCCCCAACCAGGGCCTGGGCTACGGTACCGCGCCCATCGGAGCCACGGTCACCGTGACCGCGCCGGAGACAGTGGCGGTGAGTCTCTCCGCTGTACTCACCCTGCGGGCCGGGTACACGGTGGAGCAGATGCAGGGGCCGGTGGAGGCGGCGCTCCGGGCCTACTTGCTGTCCATCCGCCAGGATTGGGCCGTCCCCGACGCCGACCGGCTGACCAGCTACACCTGCTGGGTCTATCTGGCCCGGACCATCTCCGCCATCCTCTCGGTGCCGGGGGTGGTCAACGCCACGGGGGTAACGTTGAACGGGGACATGGCGGACCTTCTGCTGGTGGAGACCGGGGAGAAGCAGCAGGTCCCCGTGCTGGGGGAGGTGGTCCTACATGCCTGAGACGGACCTTTGTCAATACTGGCCCCGCTGGTTCCGGGAGATTTTGGACTTTCAGGCCCTCTGTCAGACCGAGGGAGAAGAGCTGCGGCTTATGGCGGCCTTTCTGGAGCGGGTCCGGGCCAACCTGTTTGTCCAGACCATGGATGAGGGAACCGCGGCGGTTTGGGAGGCAATCTTGCACATCGTTCCCAATCCGGTGACCGAGCCCCTCTCCTTCCGCCGGGACCGGGTGCTCAACCGCCTGTCCATGCACCCGCCCTTTACGCTCACCTTCCTGTACCAGCGGCTGGACGCCCTGTTCGGGCCGGGGAACTGGGAGGTGGAAGTGGACTACCCTAACTACACCCTGTACATCGAGGCGGCGGTGGAGGACCAACAGTATTTTGCCGAAATGTCGGTGACCATGGACCTGATAAAACCCTGTCACATCGTCTATATCAGCCGCCCCAGGGTGGCGGGGTGCCTTTTGCTTTCAGAGGAAGTGGTGAAATACCATGCCAGGTACAATTATATCCTGGGTCAATGGGCGCTGGGCCGCCAGCCCTTCGCCGGGCAGGGAGAAAGTGAGGTCGTGAAAATGGCGTCGCAGCCCAGTATTTTGCAGCCGCTCCTGGACCAGGCCGCCAGCTTTGTGGCGGAGGACATCCAATCGGTGCGCATTAACGGAAGCATTCGCATTACGGCCTTGTCCCGGTCTACGGTGGGCAATGTGGCTTCGGTGGGCTACCGGGTGCTCCGGGAGCAGACGGAGGAAGTCACCCGTATCGAACTGCTGGACAAGGCCGGGACGGCCCTGACCACCAGCGCGGTCAGTGTGCCGGTGACAGAGGAAGCGGTGGCGTTCCGCCACGCGTTTGTGGTAAAGGAGGGAAGCTGATATGGCAGAACGGCCCTTGCCCAGCCCGCTGCCGGCAGATTTGCCGGAGAATTGGGCCCTGGACCAGATTGTCGCCCCGGACGGGACTTCCGTAGGGCTGACGCAGCAGCACGGGTACAACTACCTTATGGAGCAGGTCAACGCCGCCCACCGGGGGGTGAACGCCATCAACGAGAGCTTTGACACCATTTCCGGCAAGCGGACCTGCCGGTTTGTAGTGGGTACATCTACAGCAGGTTGGACTGAGGCGGACTGCGATTATCTGTGCGACGGGGTGGATGACCAGGCGGAAATACAGGCGGCTATTGACGCAGTGCCATCCGGTGGCGGAGAAATCGTGCTGCTGGCGGGGAAATACCAGATTACGGGGCCGGTCACAATAACAGCAAGGCGCACCTTGATTGGAAACGGTCTTAAGTCAACTCAACTCAACATTCAACCCGGCGCTTTTAGTGTGGAAAATTCCGCCGCCATAACACTCTATGGGGAATTGCGTGACTTGGAACTCTATGGTTTTTCCTCTGGGGCGGAAGCTGGGAATTATCTCATTGCAACAGAGGGAGAGAGTTATATTGAACGTGTATCTTTTTTTCCTGCTGCTTCGGGTGCCTGTATTTTGGGCAGCCCAAACTCTTTGAGTGTTGTTAGCTGTGTGTTCCACACATCTTTGAGTGATGCGCTCCTTTTTCAGGGACGTGAAGACAGTAATAGTGTACTGATATTCCATAGCAACCGATTCGTTTCTCAAGGAAGAATCACAGTGAAACCGGGTACCGCAAACAGCACTGCCTCACGGCCATTTATAAGTATTGTTGGAAACGTTGGAAGAGGCTATCTTGAGCTTTCACTAAATTTCATTGCTAGCTACAGTGTTATTGCCTGCAACGATTTAAATTCCTTGAAACTGATAAACTCTGTCGGGTGTCTGCTCTCCAACAACAACTTTGCAGGACTGCTCCCTAATCCGTGTATTACTTTAGATGCAGAAACGAAGTATAATTTTGTGACTGGAAACCAAATCATCAATTCCAATAATGGTGTACAAAAAACAATCCAAGACAACGGGCAGAACAATATTATACGCTTTAACAGCAACGACACCGGTAGCGGCGGCGGCGGAGCATCCGGCGTCGCCAGCTTCAACGGCCGCTCCGGCGCGGTGACGCCCCAAGCTGGGGACTACACCGCCGGGATGGTGGGGGCGAGGCCGGATACCTGGACGCCCACAGCGGCGGATGTGGGGGCGGTGACGGGCCAAGGAGTGCAAACTATCCAGGCCATGACACAGGAGGAATATGACGCCTTGACCGAAAAAAGCGGTACGACGATGTACATCATCAAGGAGTAGGCTATGCTGAAATTAGGAACGCAGGATATTTCTGCCCTGTACCTGGGGGAGACGAAAATCAAACGAGCGTACCTGGGGGAGACACTGGTGTTCGAGGGGTCTAAGCCCTCCCGCCTGCCGGAGGGGTATACCGAGGTGGAGTATGTTCAAACGGATGGGAACATTTTAATTAACACCAATATCAAACCTTCCGCAACATTGAGAATGGAAATGGACATGGAGCAGACAGAATATTCTCGGTATCTTTCGAAATTATTTCATTCTGTGTCTTCTAAAAAGGTTAATAACGGGTATACACAGTATCAGGCTTTAACGTTAACAACAATCAATAATTCTGGTGGAATTAGTGGCCAAATGATGGTGTATCTTTCTGGAAACGGTTATTATACCAGCATATCAAATGATGTTCCGCTCAAGCGGATGACAATCGGATTTGATTACAACGATGGCAGCATCTTTGTAGGAGATGTTATAAAAAAATTTGGTAAACCAAGCGCTTATCCGACAAATTATATATTTATCCTGGGTGATTCAGTAACTTCCTATACAAAGGCAAAGCTCTATTCCTGCAAATTCAAAACGGGAGGCAACCTTATTCGTGATTATGTTCCGTGTGTCAATCCGTCAGGTGTGGTTGGCCTTTATGACTTGATAAATAATGGCTTTATCAGGAGTGCAAGCACAACGCCGCTGACCGCCGGTCCCCCCGTCTGAGCGCAAAAAAGCCGCCCCAGCTATGGGGCGGCGGGGCGGGACTATTGGACGTGCATAAAATGAACGACATCAAACGCAAACTGCGGCTGGCTGTGGTGGGGAGGTATGTATGAGCAAACAAATTGCAGTTATCCCCCTGGCGGACGTCGCCCGCGCGGGGATGGTGGAGGCCAAGGGGCGGAGTATCGCCCAGGTCCAGGCCGACGAGGGGTGTGACTACATACTCAACAGCTATTTTTACAATATGGCTACGGGTAGGCCGGTGGGGCACCTCAAGATAGACGGGGGTGTGCTGGCGCGGGCCTCCTGGAGCTGCTGGGGGCTGACTTGGGATGTGGGGAATGACCTGCGCATGGTGGTTATCCCCGCCAGCGGCGGACGGAATTGGGTGTCTGGGGTGGAGCTGCTGACGCCGGGCAAGGGGCCGGGGGCCAAGCTGGCCTATGATGGGGCCTACGGCGGGAAGCGGGGGCGCTCTGCGGTGCTGCTGGCGGGGGACAGGCTGGTGCTGTACTGCTCTGGGGATGGCTCTGGGGACGCTAAGACGCCGGAAGGGCTCCGGGATGAACTGGCAGAGATTGGGCGGCAGTATGCTGCCTCGAAGGACCTGCGGGCCTTGGGATTGGATTCCGGCGGGTCCAGTCAATGCCGGTTCCCTGGCGGGTCCATCTCCAGCGCCCGCCGGGTGGCGGGGTACTTTTGCGTGTGGCTGAAGAAAAAGGAGGGCGAACCGATGAAAGGTAAGTTCAAGGTTACTCCCAGCGTGGGGGTCAACGTCCGCTCCGGGCCGGGGAGCGGGTATGGAAAGGTAGGCGCTTACGCCTGCGGAACGGTGGTGGCCGTGGATGAGGTCCGGGAGGGCTGGGGTAAGACCAGGCTGGGCTGGGTGTCCATGGGTTACCTGGAGGCGGTCAGCAGCGGCCAGGAGGCCGACCGGGTGACGGATACGGGGCTTGTTATCAGCCGGGATTTTATCCCGCCCGGACGGAAGAACCGGCCCGGCAAGGCCAACCCCTGCAAGTACATCACCGTTCACGAAACCGGTAACACGGCCCAGGGCGCGGACGCGCAGGCCCATGCGTCCTATCTAAAGAGCAGCGCGGCGGTGGAGGATAGGGTCAGCTGGCATTACACGGTTGACGCGCATGGGATTGTCCAGCACCTGCCGGACGCGGAGACGGCCTATCACGCCGGGGACGGGGCCGACGGGCCGGGCAACGGGACAAGCATCGGTATTGAGATTTGCGTGAACCAGGGCGGGGACTTTGCGGCCGCGCAGGCCAATGCCGCCGCGCTGGTGCGGCTGCTGATGGCGGAGCACGGAATCCCCATTGAGCGCGTAGTCCAGCACAACCACTGGAACGGGAAGGACTGCCCCTACACCATCCGCCACACCGCCGGGGCCTGGGAGGCGTTCCTGGGGCTGTGCGCCGGGGAGCAGGTCCCTTGGTATGCGGAAGCTCAGGCGTGGGCCAAAAGCCAGGGCATCAGCGACGGTTCCCGCCCCGAGGCCCCCGCTACCCGCGCGGAGGTGTGGGAGATGCTGCGCCGGTTCGGCGGGGAGGGAGCATGATGGACATGGTGAACAAATTCAAGGCCGCTGTGGCCGCGCTGCTGGGGGTGCTGACCGGCCTTTGGGGCTGGTTGGGGTGGCTGGTGGTGGGCTGGGCCGCCTGCATGGTGCTGGACTACATCACCGGTTCCGCCGCCGCCTGTAAGGACGGCGCGTGGTCCTCTGGGGCCGCTAAGGAGGGGATTTGGCACAAGGCCGGGATGATTGTGGTGGTGCTGGTGGCCGCTGGGGCGGATTTGCTCATAGCCGCCGTGCTGGAAAACCTGCCCCTGGTGGCTCTGCCCTTCCAGTACAGCGGGCTGATTTGCCCGGTGGTGCTGGTGTGGTACATCGTCACTGAGCTGGGGAGCATCACCGAAAACGCCGTACAGATGGGAGCCCCGGTGCCGGGTTGGCTGGTGAAGCTGCTGGCCGCTGGCAAGAGCGCCGTGGACGCCGCCGGGGAGGCCCTCGGCGGGGAGGATAAGGAGAAGTGAGATACAGCCCCCTCGCAGGATTTCTCTCCTGTGAGGGGACTGTTTTGTCGTTTCCGGGCCTGGGTTGCCATCGAGGGCCGTCAGACACGGTTTTGGTGCGTCTACACTCCCGAGCGCCTGACCGGGGGTTACAACGCACGAATGAGGCTAGGAGGGTGCTTTCTTTGGCTGTGCTCTGGCTATCCATTTTTTCATTATAGTGATGCAGGTCGAACAATTGATTTCGCACGCCTTCCCGTTCCAAATAATCGTCCCCTTTCCAATATGTTGCTTTCAAGGTGCCTATATGAAAACGGGGCGGCGATTGACTCCCCCGGTGCCGATGGGGTATACCCATGAGCGCCCGCCCCAGAGTGGGACGGCTGGGCTTGCACCAGCGGCGGCCTGTGGCCGTCGGCCTTGCGGGTTACCGTACTTTGAAGGTGACTTCATGGCCGGGATTCTCTCGGATCAGTTGTGCGCTTTCTTCTCATACTGTCACTGTTTCTTTTCTGCCCTCGTAACCTCTGGGGCGGGCGTTGTATTATTTTCTGGTCACCCACAGACCACTTCTGATGCTTTCCTCCATAATTTCGGCCTCGGTCATGTTTCGCTGCAGGAAATAGTAGATATCCATCCCACGTACAGTTCGAGATGTTCCGTCAATGTGGGCGATTACGGTTCCTCTAACATGGTTCCGCCGGATTTCCACTTTTCCACCGCCTCTGGCGGTCTTGGCCACCAATTCAAACAGTTCTGTGGCCTGCTTATCGGTACACGCTTCTTCTGTGTGGCTGTTCCAACTGGTATATTCAACCATTGCTTTGTACCCCGTTCTGCGTAGGGCGTCTGCTGTAACCTCGCTTCGCTTCATTTTCCTTTCCTCCTTGATTTTTTTGCCTTACTCTGTTACCATGGAGGGGAGCCGAAGTAAGGCTTTCGGCTTCCCCTCGTGGGTTGGGCGGCGGGTTTCCTTGGTCGGGGGCCGCCGCCCTCTTTACCGTTCGGTTTTCCCTCCCGGCATTATGAATTATACTACTTTTAAGGAGCATGAGCAAGAGGCAAACTATACAAATATACTACTTGAAAAATGTATAAAATGAACACTTTACAAGTAGTATATCGAGGGCTATAATTAGCGGCGGGAGGTGGTACAAAGTGCCGATGAAATACGACAAACTCTTTGCATTGATGAAAGAAAAAGGGCTAACTACCTATCGCATACGCCAGGAACGCATCATTACTGAAACGACGCTCCAGAAGCTACGGGAAGGCCGAAACGTAACAACAGATTCCCTTGCTAGCCTCTGCCAGGCGCTATCCTGTCAGCCGGGGGACATTATGGAGTATGTAGAGGACCCCACTGACTGAAAATCCCAAACGTCTGGGATTTTGCCTGGTTGCCGTTCGGTTGCCGTTCCTGGGCTACGGCAACCGAAAAGCCTGATTTTGGTTGCCGACGTTGCCGCTGGGTTGCCGTTTGCGGCAACCGGGGAAATATATAGGGCTGTGCGGCGTTAGCTTGTTCGGTTGCCGTGGTTGCCGTAAATCCAGTATGAAACTGAAATTAAAGGGATTAAACAGACAAACACCCGCCTAACACGCCTAATGCGCCTATGTGTACGCGCGCGAGGGACGGCAACCGGCAACCGGCCAGAAAACAGAAAAAGGCCCAGACGCTTTCACGTCCGGGCCAAAGGCAAGCCTAGTTATTGCCCATCCTTACCGGGCAGGGGTGCGCCGGTGCAGGTCTTTACTCGCGGCTCCGCATTGGGGGGAATCTCCAACAGGTCCGTGAGACCGCAACCCAGGGCCTCGCAAATCAGGTCCAGGTGGTCCAGGCTAACCCTGGTGGCGCTCTCATTGTAAAGCTCGCTGATTGTGTTTTTGCGTATCCCCGTCATTCTGGCGAGGTCCGCCTGGGTCAACCGTCGTTTGCCAAGTCGGGTTGACAGTAAAATCCTAACCATAGCCATGCTCCTTTGTGGTACAGTATAGCGGAAACCGATACACAAATTTTGGAGCAGGAGCGTGTTATCTGCGTGTTACTACCGGCCCCGTTTTCCCCGGTTTTGAGCGGTTCCAAAAATTCAGCAAAACATTGAATTTCAAGGGCCGCAACGGATTGAAAATTGAACTAATTCATTGGACAATATTTTGAACGGCGGCGGGACCACTTGAAAAATCAGGAGTTCCAGCCGCCGTTGTTACTAACATGTTATTAGTTCAATGTTCAACCGCAATTCTTCTATGGTCTTGTGGTTATAGACCCGGTTGCCGGTACCCTTGGAGACGTGGCCCATCAGAATGTCGATGCACTTACGGTTGGCCCCGGCGCTGTCCAACAAGCTCTCGAAGGTGTGGCGGCACTCATGGGGCACATGGGCCATCCCTAGGTGGGCCATGATCTCTGTCCAGTAGTTCCGATAGGTCGCCTGGCATATGGCCCGGCCCTCGTTGCTGATCAGCCGGGGGCCGCCCTGGGCCAGCCTGGCCTCCACCAGCGGGCGGATCTTCGAGTGGATGGGGACGACCCGATTTTTCCCGGCCTTCGTCTTGGTGCCGCCGGTCATAGTTCCGGCCTGGAGGTCAACGTCGGCGGGGGTCAGGGCCAGCAGTTCACTGATCCGCCACCCGCTGTAAATGAAAATCAAGACGGTATCCACCCACGGCTCCGCCTGGTGCTCCCACAGCTTGGCGATTTCCTCGTCGCTGAACCGCTGCCGGGAAGTCTCCGGGATGGGGTCAGAGGTCAGCAGTTCAGAATAGCAGCGGGTGATTATGTCCAGCTCCAGGGCAAAGCGGTCCAGGTGTCCCCAGAGGTTTTTAATGGCGGCCTGAGTGCTGTAACCCTTCCCGCAGCCGTCAATGGTATCCTGCATATGAAACGACTTGATTTGCTTGTAGGGCTTCTCCGCCAGCGTTGAACAGTGTTTGAACGCGGAGCAGAGGGAGGAACGGTTGGACTCCCCCAGTTTTGGGGCTTTCTTTTCTTTCCAGAGGTCAAAGAGCTGCCGGAGGGTCAGCTTGGCCCGGTCCACGTCCCAGGGGTCCCGGTTGTACTCAGCCAGCAGCATATTCCCGGCTTCCCTGGTTTCGGCATAGCCTATGATACTGTATACCGGCTGGCCGTTGTCCTTCCACCTGACCACCTTCTTGACGATGAAGGGGCGGCGGCGATTGCCGGATAATCTAGCCACCGTGCCATATCCGTTTGGGTTACGCATGAAAAAACCACCTGTCCTTTCAAAAAAGAGTAGACTTTCCCAAGGGCAAGTGGTAAAATGGCCTTGTCCAGGTATCATTTTGGGCTTGCCCTTATGGTATCTCCGCCGCCCCTGGTGCTGGTAACACCGGGGGCGGCTTTTATTTATCCAAAAACGACAGTGCTGTCGTTTATGGCCATTCGTCTGCCGGGTACTCCGGCATGACCTCCCCCATCCGATACGCCGCCAGCTCATTACTGACGCCCATGTAGGCGGCAGCGCACTCATAGCTCCGGGAGAGAAACGGCTGCAATTCTTCGTCGCTATATATCAGGTCAACCGAGAATTGGTTGGCTTCTGTTTCATAGCGGCCCGTTACGATGAAGGTGCGGGTGTCCATGAATATCCGATTGAGGCCCCGGTGCAGAATGGAGTGGCCCAGCTCGTGCCCGCATACAAAGCGGGCGGTGGCTTCGTCCAGTTCCGAGTCCAGGTAAATGATGTGGCACCGTTTCAGATATTGATAAAAGCCCCGCACCCCCACAAGGGGCGTGTAGATGATGGTGTAGCCCAGTTCCTCCGCGATCTTAAAAGGGTCACGGGTGCCGAACCGCTCCACCAGCTTCTCAGCAAGGCGTTTAATACCCAATGGCGGTTTACCCCTTTCTGTACTTCCGGGGGGTGAACCGCTCTTTGTTTTTGACCTTGGCGGCCTCTAACCCCAACTTCATGGCGGCCCGGATACTCTCCCGCGCTTCGTCGCTCATGGGATCGCCGTCAAACTGCAAGTCCCCGGCGCTATCCAAGGCGGACATGATTTGTTCCAAGTCGCGGGCAATATCTCGCTTGTCCTTATCTGTGAGGACAGGCGATTTTTCTGTTTCCTCGGAGCCGTCGACCAGGAAGCCTACGGAAACACCGAAGTATTCGGCAATTTTGGTTAGCGTGTCCATTTTGGGGACAGTTCCGTTTTTCCAGAAGGTAGCTATGGAGCGGTTCATGCCCATATCCGTTACGGCACGACTGGGAGATATACCCCTGTTGTGGCAGAGGGCCATAAAATTATCGTAAAACACAAAAACACCTCCGGCTTTTTGTGCAACTTTTACAATGTTTAATAAATTCAGCAAATTGGCTTGAAATGCTTAAAGTATTCAGCTATAATGGCCGTGTTGAATGAATTAAGCAAAACAAACCCCGCCCCCTTTCCGGTTGCACTTCGGACGGGAGTTTGCATGACTATATGTACTACGAACTAAGCACATAATAGCATACCTGTTTAATAATTTCAACTACTTTTTCAAAAAAGAGAGGAGGAATTTTTATGCCACAAGCGTGGACCGCAGAAGTGGTGGCGCGAATGCACCTGGCCAAAGTCACCGCCAAGCGTCTGGCAGAGGAATCCGGCTATACCCCGGAATATGTCAGCATGGTGCTGAATGGCCATCGGGACACTGAAAGCGCCAAAGCCACCATCTTGGCGGCGCTCGACAAACTGGAGGCGGAGCGTGTACCAGCGTCGGTCTAAACTGATCGGCGGGACAAGGAGAGCAAAATTAAAACGGGAAGGAGACAGCATGAACGAATTAGCAATTCAAATGACCGGCACTCAGCCCTTCATGGGCAAAGAGATTCCGGTAGTCCTCGGAGGTTTTGGCCCCAACGCCCGCTGCATCTGTGATAAGACTGCGGCGGAGATTCACGATATGTCGACCAGACACGTTAGGGAACTTATCAACCGAAACGACAACAGATTTACCAGTGAAGTCGATTTTATTGACCTGAAAATTGTTGTCGTTCGGAACGACAACAATTCCGAGAGCGCCGTTGGGTTGCTCGAATCTCTCGGCTACACAAAAATGGAGATTTCCAAAGCCGAACACATCTATATCCTCTCTGAGCGCGGCTACGCCAAGTTGGTCAAGATCATGGATACCGACAAGGCGTGGGAGGTCTATGACCGGCTGCTGGATGAGTATTTCACCATGCGGGAGCAGAAACGGAAAGAGTTCCAGCCCCGGCCCGGCAAAACCGAGAGCCAGCTTGCCGCCGAGGCGAAGCGGGCCACCGCCATGATCCTGAACGCCAAGAACCGCACGGCTGAACGGTTCCAGAAGCTGTGGGACCGTGCGAATGTGAAGCCGGAGTACCAGGCGCTGGCGCTTGGGTCCCTGTTTGCGGAGGATGGTGTGAACCTTCCCCGGATCGCACTCCAGGGTGCAAAGGTTACTTACGACAAGGGGACTATCGCAAAGAAGCTGGGGGTCTACTCCAAGGCTTCCAGCGGGAAAGCTCCCCACGCGCAGGCCATCGGCGCAATCATCTCGGAACTGGAGATTGACCCTGACGAATGGGAGTATGTTCCTTACAGCCACAATGGCCATGATGGGATAGATATCCAGTATGCAGATTGCGTCATCGACAAAGTACGGGCCTGGCTTGCAGCCAAGAATTGGCCTGACACGATCTCCGCCGGGAGCAAGAATTATCCGGTCCTATACCGGAGGGAGGGGGAATGACCACCTTCGCACAACGCCTGCGCCGTGCCATGGACCAGGCCGGGTTAAAGCAGGCGGGCCTTGCCGAGAAAAGCGGCGCACCCCGGTCCGCAATTTCGCAATACCTCTCCGGGCGCAACATTCCCGGCCCTGAGCGGATGCGGGCCTTGGCCGAGGCCACCAGCGTTTCCCTCGGCTTCCTGACCGGCGAGGAAAAGCCCCTGGCGGGAACGGAGCCACCCCCGGTAAAGAAGATTAGCACGGCGGCAGCGGCCCGGTGCTTGGGGAAAAGTAATCAGTTTGTACGGGTGGGCCTCCAGCGTGGCAGTCTCCCCTTCGGGAGCGCCGTCCCCGGTACGGGCGACAAGTTCAACTACTACATAAGTCCGATCAGGTTCCGGGATTATGTGGGGGCCGAGCGGTTCGACGCTTTCTTCGGCCTGACTGCCAGCTGCCGGGAAGGGGGTGCTACTGCGTGACTACTAAGGAGGCGTTGGAGAACCGACGCCGGTGCCTGGCCTACCTGGAAGGCTGCGGTCCAAGGGCCACCCCGGAGAACGTGGAGGCGGTACGCCTGTCCGTCGTCGCTCTGGAGGAAAAGCTGGCCCGCGAAAATCACCAACAAGGAGAGTGCAAATGAACGACAACATTCTCAGCTTCAAGGAAACCGAGTATATCGGGCGGGCCGGAGTAGCCTATCACCGCGGGGACCTGGAGCAAGTGAAGAAGGACACTCGGACGATGCTGGCGCTTTACCGGCTACGGGCCAGGGAAGCGGTCACGGACCTGGTCCGGGATACCGATGAGCTTCGTTCTCTCAAGCGGGCCTTGAAAAAGGCGGAGCAGGCCGGGATCACATTCCCCATGGGAGAGAAGCGGGTCAAGACCCTGGAGGAAAAGGTCGAGCTCCAGCGGGAGCGGCTGGTGAACTACGGCGAGAGCATCGTTGTGACCCTGGACTTCTGGCAGAGTATTGGGGCCACGTTGGCGGACCTGTGCAACCTCTGCAACCGGGACTATGCCCAGGTGCTGAAGAAGATCAAGCCGGAGCGAGTAGACCGGGAATTTTCCTCCCTGATCTTCGTCTACAACCTGGACTATAAGGACCCCCGCAATCGGGGTTGGATCGACTTCGATGTTGACGCCCCGTTCACCCACGCCGTCAAGGAGTTTTTCCTGGACCGTATGATCAACACCCCGGAAGGCCGGGAGTACTCCCGCCGAGCTATGGAGGAATGCTTTCA